CTATTCTGTAACCTCAACCCAATTTCCGTTTTCATCTTCTTCATATGTTGGACTATTTGTATCATATTCACCAGTTGGATAAGGATATGATTCTTGTTCATTAGAAGAAGGCTCATTTTCAAATAAATCATTATATTTTTCTGTGTTTGGATTACCTGGATCTGGATTAGATTCATAAACAGATTTTTCAGCACCAGATTCAACTCTCAAAGAACTCTCGTAAGCAGCTATTGCAGGTCCTTCCATAACATTTCCCTGAGGGATAACACCATTGTCAACTGCGCTATTATAAGCAGTAGCTTTATCCATTTCAGATATTGAATTATTATATATTATACTTTCTAGTTGCTGTCTGGACGTCACGTTGTTCACATTAAAAGTAACTGGTGCTTCTGTTGATGGCATTTCTGTAGTAGGCAGCTCAGTTGTTGGTATTTCTGTAGTAGGATCCTCTGTAGTAGGCTTTTCTGTAGTAGGTTTCTCGGTTGTAGGTTTTTCTGTAGTTGCCTTTTCAGTTGTAGATTTTTCTTTTTTCACTTCACTTTTTTCGTCTTTATTTTCTTCAGAACTTCCGCATGCAGTAAGAATTAAACTTGAAGCTAATAAAGTGCCGGTAAGTAATTTGTAATTCATTTATTACATCTCCCTTTTTATATTTATATGATAAAGGCATTAAGCCGAGTATCTATGCAGAATTCCATAAATTTTTATGTATTAGTTGTTCTACTCTCTTTAGGGCAAATTCTTCGGTTACTTTGAATTTTGTACATAAATGCTTATAATCTATATCGTTTTCATCGATCATAAAATCAGGTATAGCTAATTCATACATAAGTCTATTAGCCTGGCCTTCACAGTACTTTCTGTAACTCTCACTTATATGAGTATGTCCATGCCGCAAAACATGAGCTAGTTCGTGAAAAAAAGTCTCTGTCATAGATATAGGATCTTTTGTTTGTAGCATAATAATATCTATATCATTTGATGTTACTCTGACATCTAATGGATAATCTTTGAGAAGTGAGATGTTAAAGGCCATTGCAACATTATCAATATTCAAATCTTCTATATTTTTTATCCCTCGATTATAATATATCTCTTTAACACTCATAAGATTATCTCCTTACTACTTTTGATTGTTGCGCTTAAAAAGTTCGAATTGAACCGCTTCTTCAATTTTCTTTTGGAATTCTATCTTCTCATCATCAGATAATCTCTCAAAACCTTCATAATCTGAGAAATTAATGATAATCCCTTTTTGTTCGAGTTCACGTACCATATCGTATCTATTTTCTTCTTTATCTCCAAAAGAAGGATCTATATCAGATTTCTGTACTTTAAAAGTTTTAGCTAGTTTTTCAACATTTCCAGCATTAATTAAAGTTTTGCAGTTAATATAGTCGGACATAGTACTCTTCGGTATTTGTGCTTTATCTGCTAATTCTTTCTGGGTCCAACCGAATTCTTTTCTGTACTTTTCAATATTAAAGGATATCTTCTTTTTTAAAGGCATGTCTCTATCAACCATGGATATTCACCTTTCTAAGTATTATTTTTTCTTAAGTATAATAAAAAAAGTGAATAATAACAATATAAAATACGGAAAAAAACGGAATTATTATATTAACTTCCGAACTAATTCGTTTGACAGTCCGAAAAAAATCGGATAATATAATATTAATAATTGAATAAGGAGGGGATTGAATGAGTGGAGATTCATTGGTAATTACAATGAGGGCTGCTAGGGTTAATGCAGGTTTATCGCAATTTGAAGCTGCAAAACAGCTTGGTATCAATAAAGATACTCTTTGGAGATACGAAAAAGATAATTCTAATTTATCTCGAAATGTAATTGAAAAGATAGAAAATCTTTATAAAATTCCGTCAAACAATATTTTTTTCGGCTTAGAATCCGAATATATTCGGAATTTAAAAAAGAAAAAGAAATGAGTTGATTACATGCAATCTTTAAATGTGACTATAAACATTCCATCAGATTTGGTTGTAGTACCAAAAAAAGAATATGAAGAATTATTGGTTGCAGTAGATAAATCTCCTAAATGGTGGACGATGGAGGATTTAGAAAAAAAGCTTCAAAGAGAACGAAAATGGATAATGAAGCATCTTATTAAGGATGATGTCATAGGACAGCAAATAGCAACTATGACATTATTCCCGCCACCAGGAGGTCACTATAGGTTTGATGCAAGGCGCTTAAATAAGTTTATCGATGAAAACTTTGACTTGATTAAGGAGAGAGTAGAATGAAATATTTAGCAGCAATCTTAATACAAGCGCTACTGACTTTAGTAGCGCTAGCAATCAGCTTAATTTATTGTATGGCTGTCAACTCATCAATAGATCCATTAGCTTTAACGGTTACAATCATGTTTTTCTTAATGCTAGTCATTTATGGAGGCACTGATGTAGGAAAGTTACTTCAAGACAAATAAAAAACCGCATCTATGAGCGATAGAAGCGGTATAAGCGAATTAAAAATATCTGATATCTAAAGTATATCACATGGAGGTGAGTGGATAAATGAAAAATTTAATAAAGAATTTGAAATTAAATAGAAAGTTAGAAGTAGCAGCTAAAGAATACTTGTTAAATCAAATAAAATTTCACGACAAAACAAATAACTCTGAGCTAGTAGCAGTAGCTGCAGAGTTATTGAAAGGAACTATTCGAAAGTAAGCAATTCAATGTCTTCACCTTTAACTACTACACTTTGGTTACCTTTAAAGATGTAAGTAGCGTTAGAAACAAGAGAAATATCAGACAAATTACTATCAGTGATTATTTTTGTTTCATCATAATTTGGATATGATACTTCTTGAAAGTTGTTGATAATTGCAGACTTTCCAGATTTCAATATAACTTTTAAATTCATTTATTTCACCACCTTTCTTAAATGATTAAGAAAATTATAGCAAATAAAGGAGCGATAGTATGAGCGAATTAAAAATATTTGATAATGAGCAATTTGGATCATTACAGATTTTAGAGAGAGAGGGAAAGGTGTTTTTCCCAGCAACAGACGTTGCACTTAAATTAGGATATTCAAATCCACATGATGCAATTAAAAGACATGCAAATGAAAAGGGGGTCGTGTTTCACGAGGTCCTTTCTGCTGGAGGTAACCAAAATAAGAAGTTTATCAGTGAAGGCAATCTTTATAGGTTAATAAGTAATTCTAAATTGGAAACATCACAACAATTTGAAGAGTGGGTATTCGATGATGTTCTACCAACTTTAAGAAAAACAGGCTCATACCAGGTTAAGCCTTTAACTACACAAGAGCAGATCCAATTAATCGCACAGGGAAATAATGAACTTGTAGAACGTGTTGAAGCTATAGAAACATCTATACCAGTTTTTCCGGGTGAATCAAAACATATTCATCAAACTGTTAAGAGAAAAGCAACAGAAGTAATGAAAAATCAATTCAACGGTATACCGATTAGCAAAATTAGTAGAAAAGTATATTCAGCATTATACAGAAGTTTATATACAGCATTTAACGTACCTAATTATCAAAGTATACCGCGTGGCAAGTACCAGGATGCAATTCGTTTCATCGAGACATGGCAATTACAAAGCGAAGTAGCTTATCAGATTGAAGTGGATTTGAGAGGTGAAGTGAATGGTTGCTAGATTCGGAGATGCAGACTTACTAAAAGAAGCAGGTTTTGAAGAAACAACGAGTTACAACCTGGAATGGATTAAGACATGTCCAGATTGTAAATTCTTTGTTTTCTTAAAGGAATCACATTGGAAATTGCAAGTCGTTAAGTATGGTGTTGATGGTGTTGGTAAGACGAAAATGACAATTCATAAGAAATTCGATGATTTACAAAGCTTATTGAATTATTCCAGAAAGATTGAAGGTGGATTTAATGTCTAAATTATTGATGGATGAACATCCTATACAAGTGATGCCTACTCTGGCATCGCATATAGGACTAAATGAAGCAATCATATTACAGCAGATGCATTACTGGTTGTCTAAAAGTAATCATAAACATGATGGACGAATATGGATTTATAACACAGTTAAAGGATGGGCAGAACAGTTTCCATTTTGGAGTGAATCAACAATCAAGAGAGCGATTAATAATCTAACAAAAAAAGAGCTAGTGTTAATCGGCAATTATAACAAAGCAAAGTTTGATAAAACGCTTTGGTACTCAATCGATTATGAAAAATTAGATGAGTTAGAACGAGTGAACAATCGATTAGGTCAAAATGACCAAACGAGTAGTTCAAAACGACCCAATGGAGAAGTTCAGATTGACCAAAGGAAAGAGTCAGATTGGTCTAATGGAGAAGTTCAGATTGACCAAACCAATACCATAGACTACACAGAGACTACTACAGAGACTATACCAGAGACCACCACCAAAGAAGAGCAGGTGGCGGTGGAGGAGAAAGAATTCGCATCAGTTTATAAGTTCTATACAGAAAACATAGATCAGACTCCTAATAACTCAATAATCCGATCAATGTCAGATGACTTAAAAGAATTTGGTTATGATCTGATGATGTATGTAATGGATATTGCAGCGAATAATAAGGCCACTCGATATGGATATGTTGATACGATTTTGAAAAGATGCAGAGCTGAGAATATTAAAACTGCAGAACAAGCAGAATTGAAAGCTCAAGAAAAAGCGATGAACCGTCTTAAATATAAAAACAATCAATCAAGAGAGATAACTCCTAAATGGCTTGAACATGAAAGTAAGCCGGCTGAAGCTAATCGTCAAAATTCTAATGAACTAAGCGATGATGATCTTGAAAAGGAACGTGAGAAGTTAAGAAAAGAGCTCGAAGAAAGCGCAAGAGAGTTCGAGAGCGAAGGTGGTATCAAACGTCATGCATAAAGAAGTGACATTCACCAAAAAGCAGTTACTAGACATATTGGACGGTAAGGCTATCGAAAAAAGAGATGTAGATGGCGTAATGAACCGCTTCATGATTGATGAGTCCTCCAGGTCCACAAAGTATTTCAAAGTGTATTATGACTTACTAAGTAAGAGAAAGAACACAGTAATTACAAACTTAAGTCAGATTGTTAAAGCTGAATCTGTTGAGGAAGCAGTGGAAGAAGTAAAGAAGAAGTATGAAGGTCAGACGTTGAGTATAGCGGTTAATAAAATCAGCGAAAGGAGGATGTGAGATGAGAAATTTACAAGCATTAAAAATAGCTCTCTTAATCGTCATCTTGGCGGAGGAGATTAAGAGAGCTATATACAGAAAAAAGCCTACCATCAAACTAGGGAGTAAAACTTTAGAAGATATCTTAAAAGAAAATAGAACTATTGGATTCTAGGTAAATAATTGCCACCAGGCATACTATCTAATTCCCAATTGGTTTTAATGCAATAACAATCAGGAGTTTCGATAAAGATTACCTTAAAGCCGTTATCATAGTCAGACTTAATAACTTTAGAGCCATTAAAATCCAAAAGAACTTCAGTATTAGATTGTTCCCAAAACTTATCTTCATCTACCCATGGTGTTTCCAAATTGAATTTTATTTCTTGACCAGTTCTTTTATCAAAGAACAATTCAAAAGGATAATTTTTAGTCATTTTTTCGTACATGATTTCACCACCTTTCTTAATCAGATTAAGAAAATTATACAGTAAAAAGTTACAAAAGATAACAAAACTATAAATAGAAAAGGAGATCACCTGGATGACAATCAAAGTAATGGTATTCGAACGTAAAAATAAAAAAGAACGTTACATGTGTTCCAATTATCACGAGTGGCCAAACTACGACGATGAATATGGAGATGTAGAACTTAAAGATATTGAAAGGGCGTATATGGTTTGGGAGAACGATTCAAAACCTGCTGATGAAGAAACCTTTAAAAATTGGTATGAAGATATGAAAAATCTTGATAAAGCAATTAGAAAGAAGTGGGGACAAGATGCTGTAAACAGTTTGAATCCTGATTTAATACTTGAAAATTATGATTACAGATTTATCAATATCCCTACTAGCAAATTAGAAGCGGTGTTAGATATCGAGAGACATGGTTATGAATCAGAATATTTAAAGGAGTATTACAAAAAATGATAAATAGAGTAGTCCTTGTAGGACGTTTAACAAAGGATCCTGAATATCGAGTTACTCAGTCTGGAGTAGCTATAGCATCGTTCACATTAGCAGTTAATCGCATATTCACTAATGCGCAGGGAGAACGACAAGCAGACTTTATAAACTGCATCGTATTCAGAAAGCAAGCAGAAAACGTAAATACTTACTTGCATAAAGGGAGCTTAGCTGGTGTCGATGGCAGATTACAATCACGTAGCTATGACAATCAAGAAGGCAGACGTGTATTTGTTACTGAAGTTGTATGTGAGTCAGTTCAATTCCTAGAGCCTAAAAATTCAAGAAATGGTGCAGATCAATACAATGAATATCCACAAGCGCAACAAACTAACGATTATACAGCACGTGATAAGAAAGCTCAGGAAACAATGCCTACTAATAATCCTTTTTCAAATGCTGAAGGGCCAATTGATATTAGCGATGATGATTTACCGTTTTAAAGAGGTGGTTTAATTGTCAAAAGTATACCAAATAACTTATGACAGACAATATTTCAAATACTTAAAAGTAGCTAATGAAAATGGGATTAAAGAGTATAAATACAGACAAAGGTTAAGGTCTGGGCATACACATGAAAATGCAGCAATTCAATGGGATGGTTCAGTACCACAAAAGAGAGACGAGAAAGAAGCGGATATCAGAAATTATTTTAGATATAACATGCCGATGAAAAAAGAATATCTCGAATATTTAAATCAAAATCAAGAATTCTATCAAAATATGGTCGAAATATTTGGATACACAGACCAAATTAAAGGCATCTTAAATAAAACATATATTTCAGCTGGATATTGAGGTGTAAGTGATGAATAAAGTAATTAGCAAAGTATCAACAAATAACAAAAGTTTAGAAGTTGGAGTAAATAACGTTGCAGTCATTGAGTTTAGACAAAGTGAAGATGGTGGTACTTTTGGTCCATTTGATATGTATAACGCTTATGACGATAAAGGAAAGTTACTAGCAATTGAAGGTTTTTTCTTGGATGAGGATCTACAAGTTGAATACAAGAACGTTAGACCTGAAAGACAAGCGACATTATTCGATTTTATGTAAAGGAGAAAAATATATGGACAGATACGCAAAAGCTATAATCAGTCAATTTACAGGGTTGATTGATAGCAAAGTGGTGACAGAAGACGAGAAGACAAAAGAGTTACGCTGTGTGATTAGAGATAAAAGCGGTAGAGAAAGCAGAAAGTGCTTTAGAGGTCATACCTGGAACGCAGTAGCCTATGAAATAAATGGATTTATGAATACAAAAGAATTTAAAGAGGTCTATGTCTGGCCACTTCAACCAATCTATAACTAAAGGAGAATGAACAATGACAAATGAATTAATAAAATATGCAGAACTTATAAGAGAATGGTCTACAGAACGAGGACTACATGATAAAGATCCACGTAAGCAGATATTGAAACTCGGAGAAGAAGCAGGAGAACTATTTGCTGGTATCGCTAAAAAGAAGATTGATTTAGTGAAGGATGCAGTTGGTGATGTATTTGTTGTAATAATCATTTATTGCCAACAAAAAGGAATAGAAATTAATGAAGTACTAGAAGCTTTTAATGTTACTCAAAGAAGTTATGAAGATAATGACAATGACTCAACTCTATACAGTGTAAAGTTAATGCAGAAAATTGGAATGTTAGCAGCTGACACTATATACAGTGATAACAACAATAATACTCGCTTACAAGTGACATGGGTACTAGAAGATTTATTTACGGTCTGTCAGGTTAAAAACTTAGATTTTATTGAATGTATTGAAATGGCATATAACGAAATCAAAGATAGAAAGGGCGAGATGAAAGATGGAACATTCGTTAAAGCATCAGATCTCGAAAACAACGATTAAGTCTAAGAAGTATTTGAAACAGTTTCAGAGGACAGTTAAGCAATCAGTTAAATTAATCGAAAGAAGAAATGAAGATGAACAAGAATAACGATAAAGAAAAGAAAGACATATTAGAACGAGTAAGAGAACTACTGAATAAATGATTAGAAGCGGTTAGCCGCTTCTAATCTTTCATTTATCAATAAGAGGTGTTAAATGGTAGCACATTATAATAAACAAGGCTTTAGAGGCAGATGGTTAGAGAATAGGATTACACAGACGAATAACATGTACAGGCATAGAAATATAGCACTAGTGACTAAAGTTCCAACACCAACAGCAGTAACGAGAAAAGGTGACAAGCTTATAGGAGCGAAATATACAGAGAAGTCAATCGTTGACTTTGTAGGCATATATCATACAGGACAATTTATAGCATTTGATACAAAGGAATGTCAGCAGTCGAGCTTTCCTTTCAAAAATGTTAAGCAGCATCAGGAAGAATATTTAAGCGATGTGAAGCAGTTGAATGGCATAGCGTTTATCCTTATATTCTTTCGCAACTTTAACGAATTATATCAAATCCATATAGACGAATATATGACGTTAAAAGAATCATTAGAACGTAAGAGTATTCCATATCAGTGGTTTAAACAGAACAAAGAAGTTATTAAGACACAGAATGGTTATTATTTTGATTACTTGAACGCTAAGGACACAAACATATAGGAGTGATCATATGTTTAAGAAAGGTAAGTATATTAAATGTAAAAATACAGGTAATTTATACGTGATAACTGGATGCAGCAAATCACATGTTTACTTTAAAGGTTGGGGCATATCAGGCGGGATTCCTAAGACAGCATTTAGTGATGATTTTACAATCGTATAGTGGGTGCAAGATGATTAAATTCTTAGAATATAGAAAGTGGATTCGATTATTTAATAAATACAGATTTAGCAATTGGGAGACTAACGACAATAACAACATCATGTTCACAGTAGAAGATGATACCTATATCGTACTTGATGTTAATGATGGTGAAGTATACGTTGAGCAATTTAATACAATCGGCGATCTGGAAAAGTTTTATGAAACGAAGGTCAATTATGTGCCTGGATTACAGACATCATTATTTGATTGAAAGGAGTAAGTGATGGTAACTGAAATAATCAAACTCAATACAGAAGAGTTTAAAGAGATTTACAACAAGTACATTGTAAAGCGCAGAAAGCCGAAAGAAGAACATATGAATAAAGTCCTGTATGCATTCAACGATGCAGGACTCATTATCAGCCTGGAAGTGAGAGAGAACATAATCATCGGAATATTTAAGACAGAAGATGAAGTCTACAATCACTACGGAAATAACGAACAGTTGAATTTAATTTAGGGGGATGAAATTTATGTTCAATGGTTTTGAAACAAGTGGTAGTAAACTGATATGTCCTTATTGCAATTATAAAGATGAGGATTGTTGGGAACTTCCGTTAAATGATGATGGAGATGAATGTGTAACAGAATGTCCTAGTTGTGAAAAAGAAATCAAAGTAACTTTAGGATTAAGTCCTATATATTATGCAAGTAAGATTACAGAATAAAATTAAACTTTTATCACATAACTTGAATAACCTAAGTTGAAAATCACAAGGAGGAAATGAGAGATGGCAATTAAGACGAAACAGGTAGAAGAATATGTATGTGATGTGTGCGGAGGGTATGCAGACGGAAGTTGGTATGAAGTGACACATTTAAACGGAGAAGTTTACGCGGAGATGAGTTGTCCTATTGATTTATGTGAAGAACACATGGGAGTATTTGCTCGATGGTTTACAAGGTATGCCTACGAGCGAGGATATGGTCAGGCAAATAACAATGAAGAATTGATTAAAAAGATGAAAGAGAAAGTAGAAGAAATTCAATCAGATATGTTTTAAAAAAAGATTGTTTCTCACGAGAGGAGAGAGGGATTGTGACTAAAATATACAAAGTAACATTCGAGATTATAAAAGGTGTGTTCTTCTTTCATCCATTCTGCATTGTTGAAGCACAAGACATAGGACATGCAAAAGAAAGAGCTATGCAGGTAATGAATAGTCACCCTGATAACGTAAAAATCACGAAAGAAATAGTAGATGTTGAAGAAGTGAATAAAGACGAACATCCAAACTATATAACAATCGATGAAGTGATGCCCTGGGAACCTGAAAAAAAGGAGAATGAGGAATGAAGAGCAGAAGACATAGAGCAATTTATTGGGCTTATACAGGACAGAAGAAAAAGCATAAAGTAACACGATCTTATGATGAATTAGAAGCTAGGTTTAATATTGTGAAAGCCATAAGCTTCATGGCTAACAAAGCATTTAATAAAATTGGTGAAGCAGTTAGTAAATTGAGAGTAGCGTTTAGGGATAACAAACACTTGAAGCGGTCATAAAAAAAGAGCCTTCATGGCTCTGAGGTAATATACTCGACACCTATATTATATCAGAATCATGGAGGTTACTAAATGACTTTATTATTAGAGATTAAGAACCTGGATTTTATTCAAACAAGAAAGAATGTATATAACCTTTTTAACAAGTACAACAGACTATTAAGCCTTATGCCAATCAGAAGTTATCCATCTGTCACTCAGTCATTTAGTTTAGAACCACCAACAACTGTGATGGATCTGAATAAGATTGAGTCGAGTGTAGCAAAGAATATTGAACGTGAGCAAATGATGATAGAAAGGCAGCAACTAATGGATAAGCTGCATAATGCTATCGACAACTTAAAGCCTGACGAAAAGTATATTATCGTTAATAAGTATCTTCAGGAAGAACGAGGTATAGATGTTGATATTTATACAGAATTAGGTGTAGGGAAGACGAAGTACTATGAGATTAAGAATGATGCTATTATACGACTTGCTTTCTACCTGGGATTAGAAGAGTATTCGGAGGTGGCTGAGTAATGAACTTTGTAGAGCCTATTCGTAATCCAGATATGATAATAGCCATTGAAAGACATCTGAAAGAAAAGAATGAGCGTAATTATATTCTATTTTTGATTGGAATATATTGTGGTCTAAGAATATCTGATATTCTACAGTTAAGAGTTTCATCAGTGCAGGGCAACACGATTCGTTTACGAGAACAAAAGACAGGTAAGCAACGTAAGATAGTGATCCATAAGAACTTAAAAGGACCGCTCAATGATTTTATTAAAGGTAAGCCGCCAGAAGAATTTATAATTAAATCTAGACAAGGATTTAACAAGCCTATTAGCAGAGACATGTCATATAAGATATTAAGAGAGCTAACAGATTACTTTGACCTGGAATCCATTGGAACACACAGCATGCGTAAAACATTTGGATATCATTATTACAAAGGAACGAAAGACGTTGCTACACTGCAGAAGATATTTAATCATAGTAGTGAAGCTATAACATTAAAATACATTGGTATAACACAGGATAGCATAGACGAAGCTATGACTAACTTTGAATTTGTATATTAGGAGGACTAAAATGGATGTTAGAGATTTTCATGATGTCGGTTTATATGGTAATAATATAAAAAGTATTAGAGATGTTAAACAGATTGTAGATAAGCTTGCAGATCGTTATCCGAGAATGAATAGAGAAGATTTTATTTTAGTATTAGAGCTACTTAAAAATAATTCTAGGAGATGGAAATGAGGACTTGAATAATATTCAGGTCTTTTTTTATGCATATGAATCTAAAGATTTAAACATAAAAATACTTTAGTCACATAAAGAGTTATTCATATTTAAGCTATGTATAACTAATTTTCAGATAACTTCTAGAAGTATTGATACATATAGGGTTATAATGTAATAGTGAGTTATACACAATATTAGATATGAATAACTCAACTAAATTTATTAGGAGTGGTTAATATGGGATTATTTGATGATGCAAATAGAAAATATGATTTAAGAAAAGAAAAAGAAAAAGAAAATCAAGAGAGAGAGACTTTAAGAACTGCAAAATTAATCCAGGCAGAAAGACAATTAATAAATAAATTTAGTAGTTATCTACCAAAAATGAGTAGGGAATTATATCAAAAGAAATTCGAAATAAATATAAATCAAACGGATCTACACCCTTGGATTATTGTAAAAGACTATCCAATCAGTAAATGGGTCAAACTTATGTACAAACAATCGGATTCTAATGAGAAGAATGGAATTGTAACAGCTAATATTAGTTCTTCTAAATCTGATGAAGTTGTATGTATTGAATATATCGTAGATGAAAAAGAAAGAGTAAGAATGAGTGATGGAACGGATTTCATACTTGAAGATGAGGTTGTAAAACACTATGAAGCTATTCTTGATAAATTGTAAGAATTTATTTAACGTTGAAAGGAAACTAAGATGTTAAATTTTTTCGAGAATAGTATTCCGTGGCTGATAGCTATATTGAGTTTGATTGTTACTATTAATGACAGCAGAAAAAAGTATGAAAATTATTTTTTTATTGATATTTATAAGTATAAAACTTATTCAGAAATTGGACACATCTATCATAATTCACCATTACTAGGGTGGAACTCTTTAGAAGATTGGGAGAGATATTCTGAATCAAAGGGCGAAGTGCCTATTTGGATGAGACCAAATATACCATTATTATATGATGATAATGATCTGCCATTAATATATATTAGAAATATAGGGGAGTCCATTGCAACAAACGTATCTATAACTGTAAGATTCGATTCAATAGTAAATTTAAATATTGATGAAGAAAGAGATATGATAAAGAAATCAGATGATATGACTCTTTTCAAGTATAGATCTTCTGATAGATCAGTTTCCTTTGAGATACCCAATTCATCTAGACAGTTATATTATTACGAAAGTATTCCAAAAGATTTCGTGATACCAATAGATATACCTGAACAATTTATTATTCAATTAAACTTATATAAAATTGGAGTGATTTCAAGACCGCCAATATTAAATATAGAGATAAAAAGTAATAATATTTATGGAAGAAATAAAATCACCAACTTAAAACTTATAGTAGGCTATATAAGAAGATATACTGAATGGATAAATGGAAAACATTATGACATTATGGAGTTTGAATTGATGACAGATTTTAAGGTAAAAAGTAATTGATAAGTTGTTTAACACGAACTTTTCACGAACTTTTTCCGAACAAATAACGAACACTTTTATAATTAAAACGTAGTAATATTATATTGTAGATAATTATAAACAGACATCAACTCATGTTGGTGTCTTTTCTTTTGGCTTGATATAAGCAGGAAGGATTGTGATCCATTATGTATCTAGATTAAGGAGCTTAACTCTTATGTATGAGACGGTGAAGGAAAGAATAAAGTTTTATAAGAGTAGACCGTGGAGACGTAAGCGAGACGAGATACTGAAGCGCGACAACTATGAATGTCAAGAGTGCAAGAAGCAGGGAAAGGTGACAGTTGACTTGAATAGATTTAATCAAGGCACTAAGCATAAGTACTTAGACGTTGACCATATCGAAGAGCTGCAAGACAGACCCGAACTTGCATTAGTAGACAGTAACTTAATCACGTTATGTATTAAATGTCATAACAAGAAACATGATAGATATCAGAAGAGGGTGAAACAATGGAACGACGAACGATGGTAATAAAAGAACATCCATTAAAGCCTATGATCAATCAGATGACATTGAACCTGGAACGAAAGATACAAAGAATTACACGTATTGAATCACTTGAAGAAAATATTTTGAAAAAAGATGAAGTAAAAAACAAAACAAAAAAGTTTTTAAACAAAAAATAAACATAAAAACAAAAAGAGAAATTTCAAGAAATCAAAACATACCCCCCGTCAAAAAACTTTCGGCCTCAAATGAAGTCGTGGGAAACGGTGCAGGGCTCGATTTCGAAGAAATTTCAGTATCTCGCGTATAACCCCACCCCCCATGGACAGAAAGAAGGTGATAAATATGAAAATGAAAATTGATGAATCTTTGGTGGTACAGGAAAAGAATCGCTTAAAAGCAATATATAAAGATATCCCTCAAGAAAAACTAAAAGTTGTGGATGGTCTCATTACACAAGCTGCACGATTAAGAGTGTTGCTAGATTTTATGTGGGAGGATATAAGAGAAAATGGCGATGTAGAGAAATTTCAACAAAGCGCTAATGTTGAGCCTTATGATCGTGAACGTCCAGTTGCAAAACTTTTCAATGCTCGCGATGGTGCATACCAAAAGATTATCAAACAACTTTCTGATTTATTACCAGAGGAAAAAGAGGATTTAAGCACGCCGTCTGATGATTATGTATGATTACAAACAAGCACGTTGATTACTATATAAATCAATGGAAGGACGGAAAGATAATTTTAAATCAAGAACGTATTGATTTATTTAATTATCTTCAAACATACATTTACAGTAGAGATGACGTCTTCTTTGATGAGGAAATGATTGATAACTGTATCAAGTTCATAGAACGGTGGTACTTCCTTACATTGCCTTTTCAACGCTTTATTATATCTAATGTTTTCTTAATTGATAAAACGACGAATGAAGCATTCTTTACAGAACTGGCGATATTCATGGGCCGTGGCGGTGGTAAGAACGGATTAATAAGTGCCATAAGTGACTTTTTAAGTACACCATTGCATGGCATTAAAGAATACCATATATCAATCGTGGCAAATAGTGAAGAACAAGCAAAAACATCATTTGACGAGATAAGAAATATACTTATTGAAAATAATAGAAATAAGACCGGGAAAACAATGAACGCACCATATGAGGTTAGCAAGACTGAAATACTCAATAGGTCTACGAAGTCGATAATAAGATATAACACATCAAACACGAAAACAAAAGACGGTGGTCGTGAAGGATGTGTTATTTTTGATGAAATTCATTATTTCATGGGTCCCGAAATGGTAAACGTAAAACGTGGTGGTCTAGGTAAGAAAAAGAATCGTAGAACATTCTATATCAGCACCGATGGCTTTATACGTGAAGGTTATATGGATTCTATGAAAGATAAAATAAAAAGCGTCTTAGCTGGCAAGGTCAAAAATAGTAGGTTATTTCCTTTTTACTGTAAATTAGATAATCCACAAGAAGTAGATGATATGACGAAATGGGAAAAAGCTAATCCTATGTTACATAAGCCATTAAGTGACTATGCAAAGACATTGAAAAGTACGATTGAAGAAGAATATTATGATTTACCTTTTAATCGTTCGAATCGTCCTGAATTTATGACTAAAAGAATGAATTTGCCAGAAGTAGACCTTGAAAAAGTTATAGCGCCATGGGAAGAAATATTAGCGACAAACAGACCTATACCAGATTTACGTGGCAGACCTTGTGTAGGTGGATTAGATTTTGCTAATATTCGAGATTTCGCTAGTGTAGGATTGCTGTTCAGGAATGGAGATGATTATATTTGGATAAGTCATTCGTTTGTAAGACAAGGGTTCTTAGACACAGTGAAATTAGAGGCTCCTATTCCAGAATGGGAGAAAGAAGGGTTGCTTACAATAGTTGATGATGATGTTATTGAGATTGACTATATTGTCCGTTGGTTTGAAAGTATGCGAGAAAAATATGGACTAGAAAAAGTCATAGCAGATAACTATCGAACAGACATCGTAAGAAAAGCATTTAAAGATGCAGGAATTGAGTTAGAAGTTATTCGCAATCCTAAAGCTATCCACGGATTATTAGCGCCACGTATTGATACAGCTTTTGCAAAGCATAACGTTATATATGGAGACAACGCTTTGATGAGGTGGTTTACGAATAACGTAGCTGTAAAAATAACACCTAACGGAAACAAAGAATATATCAAAAAAGATGAAGTTAGACGTAAAACAGACGGTTTTATGGCGTTTGTACATGCTTTATATAGAGCGGATGATATTGTAGACATTAATTTAGAAGAAACATTCGACTTAATCGATAAATACTTTTAGGAGGTGAATTATGGGACTATTTGATGGTGTATTTAAACGTAATTTAGAAATTAGGGATATGCTTGACTTAGATTTATACGAAGACTCAGCGAGTAGATCATATTTAAAACGAATAGCTTTAGATACATGTATCAACTTTATTGCCAGGACAATAAGCCAAACGGAATTTTGGATAAAAGATGGAGATAAAAGCATTAAAAATACGCTTTATTATAAACTGAATGTTAGACCTAATACAGATAGCAGTGCATCAGATTTTTGGCAGAAAGTAATCTACAAACTTATATATGATAATGAAGTACTAATTATCAAGACTGATACAGATGATTTAGTTGTTGCAGATGACTTTGAAAGAGTGGAGCTTGCTTTATATGATGACACCTTCAGAAATGTTATTGTTAAAGATTATAAATTTCAACGATCATATAAAATGGCTGATGTGATTTATTTAAATTACAACAATGAAAAACTTCAAAAGTATGTAGAAGGTCTGTTTGGTGATTATGGTGAGTTGTTCGGAAGGATGATGCAGCAAGAGTTAAAGAATAATCAAATTAGAGGTATTTTAAAGGTTAGTCAAGGTGGCGGTAAACTTGATGATAAAAACATGTCGAGATTACAGAAATACGCTGATAAGCTATATCAGTCATTCACTAAAAGTAGTGTGGCTATCATTCCTGGATTGCCTGGATTTGATTATGAAGAATTAACCAAAGGTCAATCATCTAGTAATAGTAATGCTGAGAACATCAGTAAGGTAAAAAAAGCATTTATCGATGATGTCGCTAAAATAATTGGTATACCTCCATCACTTTTACATGGCGATATGGCAGATCTTGAAAATGCAATGGATGCATATCTAGATTTCTGTATTAAACCGTTAGTTAAGAAAATCGAAAATGAGTTAAACAGCAAGTTCTTTACTAAAGATGATTTTTTGAAAGGTAAACGTATCCAATTAGTTGGATTGAATAGATTAGATCCAGTTAAGAATTCAACAGCAATTGATAAGTTGATATCTTCAAACTTTGCAACAATCAACGAAGTACGTGACTTATTTGGATTCGAACAACTCGATGGATTAGATATATTCTTACGTACTAAGAACTATGAACAGGATAATGAAGCATCGAAAGGGGGTGATAACGAATGACAGGAAGAATCTTAAATGTTTCAAAGACTGAAAATGTTGGCCAGATTGATATTTATGGTGAAATCGTTCCAGAATCATGGCGATGGTCAGGTGAAGAGAGCGCGTACCACTTTAAAGATACATTAACTAAAATGGGAGATGTTGATGAAATCATTGTTAACATTAATTCACCAGGGGGAGATGTATTTGAAGGTATCACAATTCATAACATGTTAAAACGTCATAAAGCGAAAGTAATCGTAAATATTGATGGTTTGGCTGCAAGTATTGCGTCAGTAATCGCAATGGCTGGAGATGTTGTTAAAATGCCATCTAACAGCATGATGATGATTCACAACGCTATGGGTGGTATGTTTGGTAACGCTAATGATATGCGAGAAATTGCAGAACTATTAGATAAAGTTACAGGGACATTGATGGAAACATACTTAGCAAAGACAGATAAATTAAATATTGATTCATTGAAGGCCTTACTTGATGCGGAAACATGGATGACTGCAGAAGAGGCTTTTTCTTATGGATTAATTGACGAAGTTATCACCTCGAAGAAGTTGGTTGCATGTGTCAGTAAAGAACAGTTAGATAAGTTTAATAAAACTCCTGATAAATTAGTTGGTTCTATCGGAGAAGTGAAACTTGTTAATTATTATGGAGATGGATCTTTAGTAGATCGTCAAATTAAAATGGTTGAAACACCTGAAGAAACTGAGACTACAGATGAGGACTTAATTACTTTAGAAAATGTAAGAGAAATTGTTACAGAAGTAGTGCAGGAAGAATTAGAGAAGTACGATTTACCTGAGAAAGTAGAAAACAGAATCAAAAACAAAGTGAAGAGACTTTATTTATAGGAGGAATTTAAATGACAATTACATTTAAAGATGAAACAAAGAACAATATCCAAAATTTAAAAGATGCATACTTTGAAGCAGCTCGAAATGGAGCAGAACCAGAAGTAGTAGAAGAAGCGTATAATGAGTATATGGCAGCATATACTGAAGATTTATCAGCAAGTATTTTAGCTGAAGCACGTCAAGAAGTAGCGAATTCAACACTTGATGGAGAAATTGCTTTAAAACGTGGATTGAACGTATTAAATTCAAAAGAACGTAAATTCTTTACAAGCTTAGTTGAAGATGATGCAAACTACGATTCTTTCAAAGAAGAAAAGATTTTACCAGAAACAACTGTATTACGTATTTTTGAGGATATCAAAAGAGAACGTCCACTTTTATCTAAAATCAATTTTAAAGTTGGTGGATTACGTACACGTATCATTGTTGGAAAACCAGAAGGTGCTGCAGTTTGGGGAGAAATCTTCGGTAAAATTCAAGGACAAATTCTCGCTAACTTTACTGAATACTCATTCTCTCAAAATAAATTAACTGCATTCGCTATTGTACCTAAAGATTTACTCGAGTTTGGTCCTGAATGGGTTGAGCGTTATGTACGTGAACAGTTAGCTGAAGCAATGGCGATTAAAATTGAAGAAGGTGTTGTACTTGGTAAAGGTTCAGGTGCTAATCAACCTTTTGGTTTAAATCAAAAAATCACTAAAGATGAAAATGGAGCTATTACTGGAACTGAAGAAAAGACTCCTGCAGGATCATTAACATTTGCAGATGATAAAACAACTGTTACTGAATTAGCAACTTTAGCGACTAAACTTTCATTTGATGAAAACAATAAGCCCTTAAATGTATTAGGCTCAATCACATTAGCAGTACATCCTGCAGCTGTATTCTTTGTACAAGCCCAATATACAATGCGTAATACAAATGGGGAATGGGTAACTTCATTACCATATCAAATCGACGTAGTACCATCTGAATTTGTACCTTATGGTAAAGCAATCGCGTTTGTTGGACGACGCTACTACGCTGTCCAAACGGGTGCAGTGTCAATTAAGTCTTATGATCAAACATTAGCTTTAGAAGATTGTGATGTATTTATTGCTAAGCAATTTGCACACGGTTTACCTGAGGATAACAATGTAGCAAACGTTTATACGTTAAATATCGAAGGTATGCCACCAGCACCAGAAGAAGCAGCAGGTGAAACACTTCCAGGAGCGTAATATAACGCTCCTTTTTTAATTCAATTTAAAGGTGGTGAATAGGATGGCATTATTTGAAGTTGGTTTTGACTTTGAAGATTACGAAGAAAATGTAGTACTTAGAAAAGGTAAAGAAGTTGAGCGTACTGTAAAACGTGCAAACGAAATTAATGAAACGTTAAAAGAATACGGTACTGCTTTGATTCGTAAAGATGATAAGAAGTAGGTGATTGAATGATTACTGATGAACATGTAGCGATAATGAAAGGTCGATTAAAGATATTTCATACATTCGAAGATAAACATATCAAATTTTTATTAGAAGAGTCGTATAACGATATCGTTAATAAATGCAAACCTTTTGATATGACCAATACGCAAGGTGCTTCACTTGTATATGAGCGTACAAGATATGCTTATAATGATGCACTAGAGTACTTCGATGATAATTTTTTACATCGTATTACTTCATTTGCCTTAGATAACCTGGAGGAGGTTGATTATGACAAAGATTATGATCCAGAAATACAACCGTCCGAAAGTATCTAATGGAGACTTAAATGTACCAGTTAAGTTTTATCGTACTGTAACAGATGATGGACCATATCCAACTGTTAGTGAACAAGAAGTGTTCATGACATTAGCAGACGTATATGAATCGAGTATTAAAGATTTAGAACGTTTAAAAGGTACAGATTCAAAACATATTATTAGCTTAAATTTCAGAAACCCACGTAAAGATTATCAAGTAGATAGTTCAGATGTGTTTGAAATTTTAGATGAGATGTATGAAGGAATCAAGTTTAATATTGAACACTTCTCACTAACAGGAGAATCAAACGAGTTTATGAAGATTGTAGGTGTAGCATATGTCGGTTAAAGTAAATGGACTGTCTGAACTCGAGTCACAATTGAATTCAAAATTTGGCAGGGCGCATACTACACGATGGATTGATAAGGCTTTGATATCTGGATCTAAAGTATTCATCAAGTACTTAAGAGATAACTTTGATGAATTCGCTGATACAGGTTATTCACGTGATGAAATCACTGCAAGTAATCCAATGTGGTTAAACGGTAAGCGTACGATAAAGATTCATTGGCGCGGTCCTCATAATCGTTTCAGAATTATTCACTTGAATGAATTCGGTACTATTAAGAATCCTAATCCAAAAGGGAAAGGTGCTGTAGAAAGAGCGTTACGTGCAGCACAAAATGAATACTACGATGTATTAAATAAAGAAATAAGTAGGTATGTGCGATGAGAGATATATTAATGGAATTATATATATTACTTTCAGCAGATACCTATGTTAAATCTTTAGTCGATAACAAAAGTATTAAGATTGATAACTATCCAGAACCATCACAACAAACGAGACCTTACATTGTAATGAGTGAAGTAGATGATACGTTACCTAGAGAATACGCAGATAACGATAATCTTGCATTAAGTTATCTTATCCAGGTAGACGTATATGCACCACTTTCAACAAGTTACAATGCGAGAGAAGTCTGTAAGGATTTAAGTTATTACATTTCGAGACTGATCAAAAAGCAATTAGAAATGGAAAACGTATCAAATTCACAACCTGAATATGATAAGGAACTAAAAATATACCGTCGTGCTAAAAGGTACGAGGGTATTTTTTATAGAAAAAATTTAATGAACAATTAGGAGGAATTTATATATGGCTAAAAATTACCATGCAACCACTGGTATTGATGAGTTTTACTATGGTGTATTAGATACTACTGATGAAACAAAAATCGTTGGTACTGCACCAGAACGCATTAAGTTTTTACAGGAAATTACGGTATCACAAGAGCAATCTATCGAAAAAGCATATGGAGATAACAAAGTGGCTGAAATGGCGACATCTAATGGACCGGTTGAAGTTGAATCACAATTCCATAAGTTGCCGGTTGAAGATAAGATTGTATTATTTGGTTTAGAGAAGAACGAAGCAGGGCTTTACGCTTTCGGTAACACTGATAATCCACCATACGTTGGGGCGGTATTTGCTAAAACACATGAAGATGGCTCAAAAGAGTGGGTTGGACTTCCTAAAGGTAAATTTACGAAGCCTGAACAAAGCTCTAAAACAAAAGAAGATGGCGTAGAATTCACTAGCGACAACATGAAAGCTGAATTCATGGACCGTAAAGTTACAGGATTTACAGAAGAAAAATCTGTTATTTTCGGTAAAGATGAAAAAGGTTCAACAACTGCACGTGATGCGATTTTCTTAGCAATCTTCGGTGTAGCATATCCAACTGAAACAGAAGCTTTACCAGGCGCGTAACACACTAGGTACTCATTAATTTGAGTACCTTCAATCTTTTGATTGATAATTTTGCAAAATTAAGGAGACATATACATGGATAAACAGAAAGTAAACAAGAAGTTACTCGAAGGTATTTATAACAATGCGAGTATCTTAGTGCAGCACAAAGGAGCAGTACTAGAGCGAGATAACTTAGATAGTTTAGTAAATGCTTATGCAGTGATCAATAACGTTGATACAAGTGCAGATGATTTCAAGAAAACATTAAAAGAAACATTTAATTTATAAAATATAAAAAGGCAGGTATATAAACATGAAAAGAAACTTTATTAAATTAGTAGAAAATGTACAAGAAGTAGTAGAAAAGAACGCAGAACCGAAATTCAAAACTTTCGTTACACCATCATTTATTCCATTAAGAAAAATTTATGATGCAACTGACATACAGAACGAATTAGAAAACAATAACAATCTAACAGAAAGAGAACAAATGGATATGATGTTAGATATGGTTGTTGATATTTATGGAAAACAGTTCACTAAAAATGAGTTGCTAGAAGGACTACATTCACCAGATGCCGGTGTTGAATTAATGGAACAGATGGAATGGGTAGTACAAGGGAAAATGGATGAAGCGAGAAAAAAGGAATTAGCGAAGATGATCTAGAACCGATTACATTAGAACAGCATAAATCTAACTTAAAGAAGTTGATATATGATTTAATGCAGGATTCTGATAAAGATATCAATGAAATTCTAGATATGCCATTCCATTTTTTCTTGGAGGTCATCGAAGAAAAAAATAAACCTAAACAAGTAAAGTCGTTAATTGCCGCGTTCGGCGGTTAACGGCTTTTTTTGTTTGAAAAGGTAGGTGGAGAAATGGCAGAAAGAATTAGAGGTTTAAGTATTGGATTAGATTTGGATTCAACAGGAATAGATAGATCACTAGGAGCAATTAAACGCTCATTCAGAGATTTAAACAGTTCTTTGAAAACAAATCTTAATAACTTCAAATTCACAGAAAAAAGCGTAGACAGTTACAAAAATGCTATTCGTGACTTAGATAAAACAATGCAGGGTCAACGTAAAAACGTTGATGGACTTAAAAAGAAATTAGATGAGCTGACTAATGCAGGTAAATCGCATACTAGAGAAGCTTCGCAAATTCGACAGGAATATAACAGACAGGCAGATGCATTGAATGCCTTAGAAAGACAGTATGAAAATACTAAGAATGAGTTTGTAGCATTTAACAAAGAACAGTCGCTTGCAAATACAAGATTAGGAAGTCTTTCGAAGAAGTTTGATGAAATGGGGCCACGATTAACAGGGATAGGAGACCAAATGAAAAACATTGGTCAGTCTATGTCTATGTACGTGACTGCACCAATCGCTGCAGGATTTGGTTTATCAGTTAAGACTGCAGCAGATTTTGAAGCACAGATGGCGAGAGTTGGCGCAATATCTCAATCGAGTAAAAGTGACCTGAAAGCTATGTCAGATCAAGCGGTTGAACTAGGTGCTAACACGAGTAAGAGTGCACAAGAAGTAGCGATTGGAATGGAAGAGCTTGCAGCAATGGGCTTTAATTCTAAAGAGATTATGGGTGCGATGCCTGGAGTAATTGCTGCTGCTGAAGCGTCTGGTGCAGACATGGCGCAAACTTCTAAAGTAATGGCAAGTGCGATGAACGCTTTCGGATTAGAAGCGAGTGAGTCAACTCACATAGCAGATATTCTCGCTCAGACTGCTAACCAATCAGCGGCAGACATTACAGATATGGAGTATGCACTGAAATACGCTGCAGCACCTGCTAAAGCACTAGGGATGTCATTAGAAGAAACATCAGCTGGAATCGGTATGATGGTTGATGCAGGGTTAAAAGGTGAACAAGCAGGTACTACATTGCGTGGTGCATTACTAGGTTTATTAGACCCGTCAGAAGAGAACTCAAAACTGATGGATAAGATGGGAATAGAAATAACTGACGCAGAAGGAAACTTCGTTGGGTTAGCGCAGCTTGTCGAAAATTTATCTGCTTCAATGGAAGGTATGACAGATACTCAAAAAGCTGCAAATATATCTCAACTTGTTGGTAAAGAAGCGGTATCAGGTATGCTCGTATTAATGGAACAAGGACCTGATAAAATACGAAAAATGACTAAAGGTTTAGAAGAATCTGATGGTGCGAGTAAAAAAGCTGCTGATCAGATGAAGAATAATTTAAAAGGTTCATTAGAACAGTTAGGCGGAGCGATTGAATCTTTAGGTATTCAGATAGGTTCCATATTATCACCAGCTATGCGATGGCTCGCTGATATGATGGCTGGTGTCGTTGATAAATTAGGTGCAATGCCTCACTGGTTACAGGTTGTCACTGTTGCGTTCGGAGTTCTCGCAGCTGCAATAGGACCAATCGCTTTCGGAATGGGCGCTTTTATATCTGTGATAGGTAGTGCGATGACTACATTAGGTCCTATGATTGGTGCAGTCAATGCAGCAGGTGGAATGTTCGGGTTTTTAAGTACTAAGTTAGCACCTATACTCACTAAGTTACCAATATTAAAGGCAGCGTTCGCAGTCTTAACCGGTCCAATCGGAATAGCAGTCGCAGCGATTGCAGCACTCGGTGTAGCGTTTGTCATTGCTTATAAGAAGTCTGAAACATTTAGGAACATTGTGAACGGTGTAGTAAACACAGTTAAACAGACATTCCAAAAATTCTTAAACTTCATCAAACCTTTCACTGATGGCATCGTGAATACGTTTAAATCGATTGTCGGTGCAATATCAGGATTCGCAACTCAAATCGGTAATCAAATCAGTGAATTCTGGAATAAGAATGGCGCTGAAATCAAGCAAGCACTCACAAATATATTCAATGTATTTAAGACGATATTCATGGCGATATATACTGTTATCAGTACTGTATTTAATACGCTGATATTACCTGTAATAAAAGTTGGTATGAAGGTTATACAAACCGTTATGAGCGTTGTGTGGAAACTTGTTAAAGCGTTAGTCGTATCTACATGGAATAACATTAAAGGTGTTATTCAAGGCGCTTTAAAAATAATTATGGGTGTTATTAAAGTGTTCTCTAGTCTTTTCACAGGAAATTGGAAAGGCATGTGGGAAGGTATTAAGCAAGTTGTTAAAGGTGCAGTACAGCTAGTTTGGAATTTAATCAACTTGTGGTTCGTTGGCAAGATACTAAAAACTGTGAAAGCCTTCGGTGGATTATTTAAGGGATTATTCAACGGAATATGGAACGCTGTTAAGAAGATATTCAGTACAGCATTATCATTAGTGTTCAACACTTCTAAGCGAGCATTTACCAACATCTTCAATATCGGTAAGAGTATATTCAACGCATTAAAAAATTTCTTCTCGGCAATTTGGAACGGAATCAAAAACGTATTTAGTGCATCGCTCGGAAGAATTTGGAGTGGTGTTAAAAATAGTTTCAGTAGAATATTCAACTTTGGTAGAGATACGTTCACAAAGTTAAAGAACACGATGAGCAATCTGTGGAACACTATTAAAGAGAACACTGTTGGTAAAGCAGAAGCGATGAAGAAAAAGGTTACAGGCATATTCAGTGGCATGAAAGATGGGATTAAAAAACACATCGATAAAATCAAAGATCACATCGGTGGTATGACTAAAGGTGTAAAAAAAGGACTTAACAAGTTAATCGGTGGCGTCAATTGGGTTGGTGCTAAACTTGGTATGGATAAGATACCATCTATGAAGTTGAGTACAGGCACAGGCTCACTCACACGCAACGGTAAACTTACGCGTGATACATTTGCTACTGTTGGCGATAAAGGTCGTGGCAACGGTCCTAATGGCTTTAGACATGAAATGATACGTTATCCAAATGGGAAAACAGTACTCACACCTAATAGAGATACTAAAGCATTCCTGCCTAAAGGTTCACAAGTTATCAATGGTCAAGACACTTATAACTATCTCAACTCGCCACGTTTTGCTAACGGAACAGATAAAAAACCATTCTACAATCAGTTAGGAGATGCTGTAGGAAAGACTTGGAATAGTGGTGTAGATGCAACGAAAGACTTTGCAGGCAAAACGATTAAGGGTGCTAAAGCAATTGGTAAACAGGCACTTGATGCAATTGGCGATGTTTACGATTTTGCAACGAATCCTGGTAAGTTAGTCGATAAAGTCCTTAAAGCGTTCGGTGTTGACTTTAGTTTTGTAAAAGGCGACATTTTAGGTGGCTTAATGAAAGGTATGTATAAGAAGTTGAAAGGTAGCGTCAAAGCCTTATTTACAACATGGCTTGATGACGGTGGTGGGGGTGGCGATGGCTCATCGTTCACTAAGTTTACGAAAACAACGCCATACAGTCCAAACGGAGCAGTACCGGGCTATCCATCATCATTTAACGGTGGTAAGCACTTTGGTATTGACTATGCGACACCTGTTGGAACAGTACTTAAAGCACCAACAGCAGGTACAGTAGCTCGACAACACAATCATGGTGGAGGATTAGTTGCTAAGTTATTAAGTGGAAAGTTTACTCAGTTCTTCCTACATTTATCTGAAGTATTGAAAACAGGTCCTGTTAAAAAAGGCGAAGCATTCGCTAAGACAGGTAACAGTGGAGCATGGACGACAGGTCCTCACTTACATTACCAAGTAGAAAAAGGTGCATCACCTTCTATCACAAATGCAAACACAATCGATCCAGAGAAATTCTTATCGGGTGTTGGTGGTAAGGATACAGTAGGTAAGAAGTGGTCATCTGAAATCAGACGTGCTGCAAGACAGATGAAAGTATCTATCACAGAAGCAGACGTAAGTGCAATTAACGCTCAAATCATGCGTGAATCGAGTGGTAATCAGAATATTGTTCAATCTTCTGCAGTCTGGGATGTGAACACTGCAAGCGGAAATCCTGCGCAAGGTTTATTACAATACATTCCACAGACGTTTAGAGCGTATGCAGTTAAAGGACATACCAATATTAGAAGTGGTTATGACCAATTGCTCGCATTCTTCAATAACTCAAATTGGAGAAGAGATAATCCAGGCGGTAGAAGTGGATGGGGGCCAACTGGAAGTAGACGATTTGCTACAGGTGGCTTAATTAAAAGAAGCGGTTGGTATAACATTGCTGAAGGTGGTTATCCTGAATGGGTAATTCCAACAGATCCAGCTAGACGAAGTGAAGCAATGCAGATGATTGCTATGGCTGCTAATCAAATACAAGGTAATGCAACGATAGGTAATAAGCGACCTAATCAATTAAATATGCCTAATTCATCTAATGATGAACTGTTAAATGCAGTACTTCAGCAGAATGGTATATTGATGGAAATGCTTCAAAAGTTAACAGGTATTGAAGCTAAACCGATATTATCTACTGATGATATTGGTAGAGCGAATGACAAATACAATGCTAAAAATGCATCTATGAATAATATTAAAAGGGGGAGATTAAACTATGTTTAAAATATATGATTTGAACTTTAAGGAAGTCCCCCTTCCTTTAGATCAATTAGGTTATGGAATTAAAGGATTGGATATTAATATCGGTCCTATCAAACATGAAAACATTTATACTCAAACGACACGAACAGACCAACTATATAAAGTAATTGCGAAAGACAGGGAAGTATCAATTAATATACTTGCTACTGCAAAAGATACAGAAGATTGGCGACTCAAACGCGATACAGTGTATAAATTTTTCAGACGTTTAGGTGCGTTCTATATCGCTGAACAGTATCAACCACATAAGCTGCTGAAAGTAATAGTTGACGGTAACTACAACGTAGACAGACCTATCACACGATGGGGATTATCAGAGATACCTTTAAAAGTACTAGATACACCATTCAAACGATCATTATATACATCATTGACTCTTAACGATGAAGGCGCTCAGTTCACTGGTAAATGGTCTGCTGGCATGGGAATTCTTACAGATGCAAGCACCCGGAAATATCGCTTTACAAATGAACAACCTCGCTTTTTAAATATTGGTGATACGTCAATAAAATTGATAAGGGAAAAAGATTTTTATATCCATTTATTGATTGATCAGGACGCACAATTTGTTGAAATTTATGATGGCAAGAATACATTTAGATATAACAAAGCTGTAAAGGCCGGAGATATTCTTTTGATTAAAGGTAGCGATGTCACGTTAAATGGAATCAACGCACTTGGTGATACGAATTTTACTTTTTTAGAAGTATCTGAAGGTTGGAATAATTGGGAAGTAAGAGGCCCAGCAAAGTTTAGATTATATGTAAGAATTAAATTTTTGTACGATTAAACATATAAGGAGGATGGATGAATGACAATATTACCTATCGGAGTAAACAACAACGATGATACAAGGAATATTATTAATAATAACTTTGGTGTACTCGGTGAAGATACTAAACAGCTTAAAAACGATGTTGCTAATCATAAAAGTAATCTGACGTTGCTCAACAATAATGTGGCTGATGTGCAAAAAGTGATTGATGATCGTGGCGAAGAAATTATTGCAAGCGAGATTGTGCAAAATTGGCTCGCGGAAAATGAATTTAAACCTACTGACGCAGTTGCAACATTTAGTGAATTACCTGTAACAGCCGAACTCAAAGAATTGAGATTAGTCGTTGACGAGAACAAACAGTATATTTATGATGGCTCGAAATGGATTGAGTTTGGGACTATTAATGCAGACGGATTAAGTGACGTGAGAAAGTCATTAAACGTGCTTGCTGACGGTGTAGGAGTAACAATCAAGGACTTTCCGCGATTAGATGGTGAAACTGATGATAGAAATAGGTTTCAGCGTGCAATTGATTACTTGCAAGCGCTTGGTGGAGGTAAATTAGTTGTTGCTCCTATTGAAAATGGGTATGACTGGGTAATGCCAGCAGGCACAACGATAGATGACCCTTATCGTGTACTTATTACAGGTCAAAATATTGTTATTGAAGGTGTGGGGCTTCCATTAGTAAATATGAAAGGCCTCACTAAAGATTATCTTGAAACAATTGACGATCGTTCGTCATCTGGTAGAGATGTTTTTACAATATTTTCATTCATAGGTGCAAAGGATTGTTACATCCGAGGATTTAAATTTAAAGGCGAGTGGGACGGTAAAGGCACATTCAGGTATGCAAGCCCTCGAGCAAAGGCGATAGGATTTACAGGATGTTATAACTGTCATGCTGAAGAAGTTCATGGCGAAGGTATCATGGGTAACGTTGTCAATGCTAATAATTCAATGCCTGAAGTGGAAGGACATTATAAGTGGTCTGAACATATATCAGTCATCAATAGTAGTGCTATTCGTTGCTTAGAAAATGGATTTAATTTTATGGGTGGTACGCGTGACGGAAAATTCATAGGTAACTTATCAATGTTAAATGGTACTTGTGGATTCGAGTCTGCTACTGAAAATTTAACAGTGAGTAATAACATATTACGAAATAACAAATTAACGGGAATGAGCTTTTCTGGATTAAATGCTGTAATCAGCAGTAACGTGTTTAAGGATAATAATAATAAAGGCGAACTTGTAAGCGAGCATAAAGCGTATAATATGTTGATTACAGGACAGGGAAACATTTCTATTTTAAGTAATAAGTTTTCAGGCGCAGAAGGTCCAGAAATTGGAGTTTTTCCTGGAATTAAAGATTTGACAATTAAAGATAATGATTTTAAACATGGTTCTGAATCAACATCAGAATACGTTATTTATATGTCTGGAACATCTGATAACTACATCGAATCCGTAGATATAATTGATAACAGGATTGATAACAAATCATCAAGCGTGTTATATGCGATAATGCTTAACTATGTTAAAGATGTACGAGTTATTGATAACTTTATCAAATCAAGATTTGCCACATATTCTGTACTTGCACAAGAGACATGTGTCGATGTTACAATTAAAGATAATATCGTTGACAAACCTATAATTTCATTAGCGAAAGGCGTGAGTTATAATTTTGATAATATAGGTCAAAATATCGTTAAACGTATCGCTTTATCTCAAATTCCGTCAAACGGATATTATATGCGAGGAGATATTATCGACAACAACGCCTATAACATCGATGACGGACATCCTGACAGATGGCGCTGTGTCAGAGAAGGTTACGCAAATGAAAATCCTTTTAAAGCCCAAACTAATTACGAAAAAGATACTTTAATTAATGCTAGTGACTATATATATAAAGCAATGAACAGTGGTAAATCTGGAGATATACCACCCTATCATGGTTCTGGAGAAATGAATCCACAAGGAACGATTACATGGCTTCATATAGGCAAACATGCACGATTTGAGGTTTCGGGGCAGGTAGGACTATATCCTGTTATCACTAATAAGCCACTTTTTATCGGGCAACTGGCTAAGACAGGTACAGGTGCAGTGTATATCGCGATCGGCACATCAAGTGCAGATGACTGGAAGCAAATTAGTAACTAGGAGTGATTAAATGACTCAACTTGTAGTCAAATCTTTAAGCGGCGAAATATTTACAGCATCTGCTCAGGTCGAGCGTGTGAGAAGGATTAACGGAGAGCGTGATATATCGCTCTCTTTTTTATGCAATGAAATCAATAATGAATTTATTAAAGATATTGAAACTGGATGGAAGTTAAACTTTCAGGGCGATTGGTATCACCTTTTTAATGAAAAGACAGATGTTAATGGTAATAAGTCATTCAGTGGTGTGTTAGATTTCTATTTTTACATGAATGGATTCTGGCATATGGATGAAGTAGAGAATAAATCTATGACAGTACAAGATGCGATGTTACCTTTATTTGATGGTAAAGACTATGTACTACAGATTATTCATAATTTCTACGCTAATACGATGTCATACGGTAAGCAGCAAAATACTACAGAGAGATTCAGTTACTTTGTAGATCGCTTTAATGCTGAATATAATATTCCGATTGGAACAAAGACCGTACAACTTAGAAATAAGATTGGTGTTACAAGAAATGATGTCATTATCCACGAAGATGATAATCTAGAAGATTTAAGTATAGATATAGATAGTTCATCATTCTGTACTGCTATTAAAGGTTATTACAACTTTCAAAAGCCTAAAGATGCAAAGGACGGAGAAGAGCTGGTACCGACACAAGAATATCCATACATCAGTCCTATGGCTGAAAAGTACGGTGTCATTTGGGGAGAGCCTATCTATGATGAAAGATTTAATAATCTGGAAGCAATCAAAGCAGCATGTAAAGAGAAGCAGGAGAGTTCTTATAAAATTTCATATAGTATCAAAACGAATATAATTGGTAATCCTTTTAATGAAGGGGATTATGTTCGATTCATAGCACCATCGTATAACATCAATACTTATGTACGTGTTGTGGATTTGAAAGAACAGTTTGATGACGATCTTGATTTAATTGATATTCAATACACTTTCGGTAATGAAAATATTGCTGCAGCATTTAGCAAGATGCAATACGAAGCGATTAGAGATGTAGCTGACATGATGCGCGGTAAAAAACCTATACCATTTTCTATTCTACCTAAAGTGGTCCGTGAAGCAACTGCAATCATTAACGCTGGAAGTACCACTCAATTCTATTATAGAGAGGATGGCATCTATGGTTACAATACTGAAAATCCACTCGGAGTTACTCGATATAATGCAAATGGAATCGGTTTTAGTCAAGATGGTGGCCAGAATTATCAAACCGCCATGACGTATTTAGGAATAGTGGCCAACGCAATTACGGCAGGTACTATAAATGCTAACAATGTCACCATTTATGGTGATAAAGGTACAAATAGAATTGAGATCACCGGAGATTATTTAAAAGTTTGGGATGCTAGTGATCCTGAAATATATACAATGATTTCAAAAGGTAGAATCCATTCTAATAAAGGTGCATTTACTTTAACTGGTTACGATGGTAGAGAATTATTTGTAGATGGACGCATGAGGAACGAATTGATGGCCAACATCCAGATATTCGATACTACTTTCGATGGCGTTAACGTCTATACTGATAAAACAGAATATAAAAGCGTATATGTCATTCGAGATAGGTTTAGAGGGAACTTCTTAGAATTAACTGGTACTGCTCGTTTAGTAGGTGCTGATAGTACAGATGCTAACTATATAGACATTGCAGTTACAAGGTTTGGATTAGATAATCCAGAGCCTTATTTTTATAAGCGAGAAAGAGTAACGAATTCAAGTGATCCTGAAGACTACAGCTTTAAGATGATGATTGACATGAAGAGTATATTCAATGCGATTGTTGATTACAGGAGATTTGATTGGTATGTAAAAATTAAATTAGTTCAAAGTAACGGACTAAAGACTTCATTCAGACTGAATCGAGGTGAGTGGATTGATTAATCAGTATGAATCTCTGTATGACGAATCTGGAGATGTTATTACTTCCAGGACAAAACTATTTATTAAGAAAACAGATGAAGAGAGTAATATATTAGAATTTTCCGGTGGTCTTGCTTTCACAGTAACAGAGCCTGGAACCCTGCTAATCGTTGATAAGTATATACCAGAACAAATAGATAAATTGCTGTTTAAAGATGGTCTATTAATCGTAAAAGATGGCATGACGATTGAAGTACCGCAAAAATCAGCAGTAGAGATTGAGAAAGAAGAGTTACTTAAAAGGTTAGCAGAGTTAGAAAACGTATAAAAAAGGAGAGTGGGACATGCAATTAGATCAAGGAGATTTAATGTTATGGCTTATCACAGTGGTAGTGCCTTTATCACTTACTGTTTTTGGTGTTTATCAAAAAACAAGTAACGATAAACAGAAGCATGAAGGCAGAATGGTTTTGATTGAAGCAGAAGTGAAAAGTAACAAAGAAGATATTTCAGATTTAAAAACTGAATTCACTTCTTACAAAGCTGAAATATCAGAAGATATTAAAAAAATCGGAGAAGATTTAAAGTTGTTGCATACGTTAACGACCGAAAACAAACATATTTCAAAGACTTTAGAAAAAATAGAAAAGAAATTAGAAAACTAAGGACATCTCAATGAGGTGTCCTATTTTATTGGAGGGATTTAAGTGACACAAGATAAATTGAAACAATACATCGCTTTATTCGGAGGAATGTTAGGTGCTTTATATACATTACTTTACAGCTACGGGCTATCAGTTGAATGGATAAATCCAGATCGTGTGAATGCGCTAGTCGTATTTTTAAACACGCTAGTGCCATTCGGATTAGTCGCATATGGAGTGTATAAGAACAGCTATATCATCACAAAAAAAGCACGAAAACAAGAAGAAGTATTAAAAGATGAAGGGATGAAGTAGGTATGAAAACTTATTCAGAAGCTAGTAATCGTATAGATTGGTACGTTGGCAAATATATAAACTTCGATGGTGTATACGGAATGCAGTGCATGGATTTAACTGTAGATTACGTCTACTGGCTTACAGGAATTAGAATGTGGGGTAATGCGCGCGATGCCATCAATAACGATTTCAAAGGTCAGTTTACAGTGTATGAAAATACACCATCATTCCAACAACAACGTGGAGATATAGCAGTCTTTACTCGTGGCGCATTTGATAATAGATTTGGACATATCGCTTTAGTGTACAATAGCGGTAATTTAAATGGATGTATGGTGCTAGAGCAGAATTGGGACGGACAGGCGAGAACACCAGCAACTTTAAGATGGGATGATTGCTCAGGGATCAGCCACTTTATTAGACCAAATTATAAAAACGAAACGCTATTTACTTCTATTAAGAAGAAAGCACCACAAAAAAGTACGAAGTATTCAACAGTCACATTACCATTTAATTCTGCGGTCAATAGAGGTCGCTCATTAACTGCTTATGTTACAGGTACGATTGATAACCTAGGAGCAGAAGTAAGAAAGCGTTCTGGTAATCGTATTAAAGGTTTCAATTGGAATCGTAAAGCTGGATATGAACTAAAGCCTGGAGATGTAGTATATATCTTTGAAATCCACAATGGTTGGGGAAGAATTTATACAGGTAATCTTACAGGAAAAGGCTCAAACGATTGGATATGGCTAGGAAGAATGAAAGTGAATAAAGTATTTAAGTAAATTGTAGCCCTGCACTCAAATTAATGAGTGTGGGGCTTTTATTATTTGCAGAAAAATAAATCATATGATAAATTATAAGTAGCTTTTTTGTAGTGGTATTAGTTTTAGCATTATGATTTATTTAGAATGAAGCGAATTTTTAAGGCTTACTTTTTTGTAGTAGTCTTAGTTTTAGCGCTATGAATCTTTTAGAAATAGGCACTGTATACGTCTTTTTAGACTAGGTACAGTGTCTTTTTTATTTGTCTGAAATAATTATGACAAAAGTCATAAAAAGTGTTGACTTATGACAAATGTCATAGTAATATATAAATATAAGGAACAGCAAACAACATTTAAAAAGGAGATTGGTTAAAATGACTAAAAAACAAATGATGGTATCAGCTCACAAAATCGCTAAGCAAATCGTTGAATTCGTAGAAGATTACGCAATCGCTTTATCACTTGCTTTAAAAGAAGTGTGGAGACAAGTTAAAACTTACAATAAAAAGCGTTTTGGTGCTGAAGCTATCTATAGTGCAGCAGCTCGTTTAACTTATCCTAAAGTCGAAGTTAAAAAAGACCAAAATGTTGAGGGCATTCCTGCTTGGATCATTCGCAAAAACTTATCTCAAAATGAAGCATACGCAGTTTTAAATGAATGTTCAGGTTCAAAAGTAATTAGAGAAACAGAAAAAGCAGTATTAGTGTCATTCGATACTGAATACGGAAATATTGAAATGTGGTCACCAAAATCAGTTTTAGTAGCATAATAAAAAGGAGAGAATTAGCATGAGAGAAAATATTCAAAAATTATTAGACAGCGATTTATCCAGCAACAAAATCGCGACTTTGAGCGGTGTAGATCAATCGACAATCCATAGAATTAGAAAAGGTGAGAGAAGTTTAGATAACATCACTTTAGTAAAAGCTGAACAATTATATAAATTATATAAGGAGATGGAGAAAATGGAATTATTCAATAAGGTAAAAGAAGAGTTAAGCTATAGACAAAAAGATAATGAAAATTTAATTGAAGGAGAAAAGTATTTAAAAATATTTATTAATAACAAATACAATGTAGCTATTAAAGAGAATAGTGAACAAATTGAAATGTATGTTCATGATAAAGTTAAAGATACGTTAGTTGACACTTTATATAAAGGTGAATCAGTTGAAGAAGCATTATTTGAAATGGAAAAGTTTGAGTTAGCTCTACGTGCTGATGAAATAAAAAGAATAAAAGAAGAGTTTTCAAAATACTATAAAGAAGTAGAAGAAAATATATTTAAAGTAAATGATGAATACTATATAGAGATACCTGATTTAAATTCTCATGCAAGACAAGTATATTTCAAACGTAAAGATAAAGAAGAAGATGAAGAGTTATTTTTCATGATGATGTATGATATTAATGTAGATAACTATGTTAATAGAAGCATTAAAAGATATTTATAATCCTGCCATATACCCGAATTATTTAATATTCGGTTAAATAGCCGAAAGCACCTTATCATGATTGATTAGGTGCAATTATATTTTTTGGTCAATTCGTGGTCAATATTTCATAACAATATGCATATTGTTATAGTAAAAGTGACGGACTCCATCTCCGTTATGAAGAACAAGGTAATCACCTTGTTCTTATTTTTATGTCTCAATCATTATATTGAAGAAGCATAAACTTATATTGTTGTTTATAAAAGTTTTGTTATATTAATGCGTATTAAGAGGTTATTTACACTTTTTTAATATTGCATTCACAAAATTAAAATGCTATATTATATAAGTACTCTTTTTTGAGACATTATTTAATATTATCGCGGGATGGAGCAGTCTGGTAGCTCGTCGGGCTCATAACCCGAAGGTCGGTGGTTCAAATCCGCCTCCCGCAATTATTAGTGGTCCCGTGGTGTAGCGGTTAACATGCCTGCCTGTCACGCAGGAGATCGCGGGTTCGATTCCCGTCGGGACCGCCATGTTTGGCTCAGTAGCTCAGTCGGTAGAGCAAAGGATTGAAAATCCTTGTGTCGGCGGTTCGATTCCGTCCTGAGCCATCTTTTATTATGCAAGGCGATTGTGGCGAAGTGGTTAACGCATCGGATTGTGGTTCCGACACTCGTGGGTTCGATTCCCATCAGTCGCCCCATTGATTAGCGGGTGTAGTTTAGTGGTAAAACCTCAGCCTTCCAAGCTGATGTTGTCGGTTCGATTCCGATCACCCGCTCCATCATTATCCACAGTAGCTCAGTGGTAGAGCTATCGGCTGTTAACCGATCGGTCGTAGGTTCGAGTCCTACCTGTGGAGCCATTTAGGCCCCTTGGTCAAGCGGTTAAGACACCGCCCTTTCACGGCGGTAACACGGGTTCGAATCCCGTAGGGGTCATATAATCAGAAGTGAAATATCGCTTCTGATTTTTTTAATTAGGAAGGTTGTCCGAGCTGGCCGAAGGAGCACGCCTGGAAAGTGTGTAAACGCTAACCGCGTTTCAAGGGTTCAAATCCCTTACCTTCCGCTAACCGAGATTCTTTTTTACGAAAAGAATCTCTTTTTTTCTTTAAAATTTTAATGAGAAATGCATCTAATCGATGTATAATTTATGAATAAACCAATGATAAAAGGTGGACATCATGCAACATAAATTCTCAACACGGAAGGTTCTTGCGAATCTTAAATATCCAGTTAGATATAAAAGGTTCTCAAAAATCTTTAAACGAATAAAAAAATCTGAACGCAGATTCTTTATAAAGTTAATTAAAGTCATCTGTAAAGATATAAAGAATAATGAACTGATCTACTTTGCTTCATATAGCCAGATTAACTTAAATCAGTCGGGTTTAATTCTATTGTTAGATGATAGAATCATCCTTATTCATAGCAAACCGAGGTCAAAGCGTAAATACTATGATATTATTCCGTATCGTAATGTGGAAGATGTTGATTTCGAGAAGCAGGAAGATAGTTTCGGGAACTTATTCTTAAAGGTCAATCGTGAACATTTAAGTGATAAGTCTTATACGATTCGTATGATCAAGAACGATGACTTGCCTGAAATGACACAATTTATTAGAATAAAAATATCAGAAAACTAA